AAACCGTTACCAGTGTGCCGGTTCCATCCGTATCCAGGAAGCAGTCCAGTGTATTGCCGGACCCAGCATCTTCACTGCAGAATGCCCACCGCAGCGAATTGCCCGTCGAACCATAGCGAACAACACCCCATTTCGTGCCGGTGCCCGTTTCTTTATAGAGGATATAGCATAGTCCCTGGTCGGCACTGACCAACTGGGTTGCATCTTCCGGCTTAACGGTGGCATAATTGTGGGATGGGTCCAGAACATCAATTCGAGTGGTGACAATCCCATCCGCCCAGGCCCGACCAATCGCACCATTTTTGATGGGTTCGGCGCAGATTAAAAAACGGCCGGTTTGGTGGGATTCAGCAGGAACTTGGCCAGTAAAAACGGTTCTTGCCGTAAATGCCGGAAGCGCCGTCTGCGGATCAAACACAATTCCCGCAATCCCTAATACACCAAAACGTGCAACATCAGTGCCGCTGAGATTCTTAACCAGCACAAAATCATTATTACCGCGTGCGTTTTTGGCCTGCATGGATAGACCATTGAGTCGGTCTTTTTCAATCAAACCGTTCAACTCATTGTACGTTTGAGCCCCAAACCGGAATTTCTCACCTGCGGTAACGTGCTTTGCCATTACAACCTCAACCGGTCAAAATCTTTGTAGGGGTAGACCTGTTCAATATGTACGGAAAAAGGTTGTTTGATGAGGGTCTGGGCATTTGAGTCATCAGCATCAACATACTGGACCCACAGGTATTCCCATCCTGCCTTGGCAATCCCTCCCATATCGCCAATAACAATTCCTGACATATTCGGGCTGGCTGAAAACCGATAGACCAGTTCCCAATCATCAGCACCCCGTTTGGTTCCACTGGCACCAAGGAAGAGCACCTCCCCAGGAGCATACTTGCGAAAGTTTCGACTGTTGACCGTCCCGGTCAATTCAAATAAGGTAGCCTTATAATTGTCATCGACAAAAGTTCTATTTTTATAGTGCACCTCACTGAAGCTGTAGACGGGAACGGTAATATCGACACCTTCAACCGAATCGGCCGTTACACCGATGGCCCCCATGAAATTACCTGCCACAGCACCCGGCCGTGCGTAGCGACGGACGGTTCCCAGGCTTTGGGTGATATGTTGACTGCCGCCGCCGGTGTCGAACTGATAGACCGATTCTCCCGTTGTCTGGGTGCTTTGATAACCGTACCGGGCATTACCCAGCCAAATCGCCTCGGCAATCGGCTCGATACCGTAACTTAGACGCGGCAGATTATCGAAAGCCGCTGGTGCCTTACTGGCCAGTTGTGTCAGCGCCTCGTCATAATCCTCGGTCCCCTGAATGACAAAATTCAATTGGGCCGAGGGATTGGTGCCACGGACCACATCGCGGGATTGGAATTTTTCAGTTACGGTAACAGCCATTATGAGAACGTTGCTCCATTATTGCGTGCCTCATCCAAGAGGCGTTTGGTATTGCGGGCGGTTTCCTCGGTGGCCTTCGCGGTCCGGTCGGCGGCGCTACCGGTGCCCAGCCCCCAGGCGGCGGTGGCATTGAAGGTTCCGGTGACGCTGATTTTATTGGCGGCTTCCGTCAAAACATCACCGACATCCATCCATGCGGTGTTGGCTTTTTCGACAGCGGCCGGTTTTTCCAGTTCCTTTTCGGCACGTTTATCCTTGGCTCGCTGGATGGAGTCCTTCCATTCTTTCCGTGCCGCCTCTAAATCTTTGGTGTTTTCGGCCATGCGGGCGTTGTATTCATCATCGAGGGCCTGGTACTTTTCGGCGTGCTGGCGACCAATCTCTTCTAAGGTCGCATCATTCATCCGGGCCGCTTGCTCCCGCTGGGACTGACGTTCGGCCTCTCGTTCGGCTAACTTACGCTGTTTTTCATCCTCGATTTGAGCGATGGCCTGCTGACGCTGGTCTTCGACCATCTTGTTTTCCGTTTCCAAATCAAACGAGTCATCAAACAGGGATTTAATCCAGTTCCACGCCTTTTGTGCCCCGGCTTTGATGTTCTCCCAGGTCTTGGCAAAGAACGATACAAATCCCTGCCAGCAACGGCTAAAAAAGGCCATCGTTTCAATCCAGCCGACTTCCAAGCCATGCCAGACGGTCTGAGCAGCGGCCACCATGCCATAAAACGCGTCATATCCGATGCGGATAAAGAAATTGCGAAAGTTCAGCCATGCCTTTTCCAGAACATTGACCCCGCGGGTCCATTCCATCTTCAGTGTCAGCCATAAAATCTTGGCTGCGAGCGCTATGTCTCCTGCGGCCATCGCGTCTGCAATGCCTTGGTACGCCTGGACGGCATCGTCTTTCAAAATGGAAAACTTTTGACCCAGCCAATCAACGGCTTTGCCTGCCACATCGGTTGTATAGACCAGATACACACCCAGGGCACCGATAGCGGTAATAACAAGCCCAATCGGTGAAACTAAAAATGCAATTACCGAACCGAGCATCTTAAAAACCGTGCCCACGCCGGTAATCACCGCACTGATTTTTCCAAAGGCAAGCCCCAATCCGCTGATCGCCGTACCCAACACCACCAGTGCAGCACCACCCGCCAGAACCGCTAATGCAATTTTGCCAATACTGACAATGACTGCATGATTTTCTTGTATCCAAGCGTTGATTTTGACGGCAATGTTGGTAATGACGTCCGTGATTTTCTGTAAGGCAGGCGCTAATGCCGCACCGACATGAAAGGCCGTCATCTTAACGACCTTCCAGAGCCGGTCCATCGCATCGGTAAAATCCTCAGCGGCCTTGGCATCCTCGCTTCGCATCGTCAGGCCCAGGCGTCGGGCTTCTTCCTGGAGAGCATTGATTCCGGCAGCGCCTTGTTCGAACATGGGCAAAAGGTTCGTGCCGGTCCGACCGAACAACGACATCGCAATCGCAGCCTTTTTGGTCGGGTCTTTGATTTTTCCGATTCGCTCAGCCAGCAGCTTAAATTGCTCTTCCGGCGACAAACCTTCCAGATCCTTGTAGGTCAAGCCCAAATCCGCCAGTGCATCGACGGCGGTACTGAGGCCCCGACCGGCGTCATAGATGCTTCGCTGCATCTTACGAAACCCATTCTCCAGTGTGGAAAATTCAGTGCCCGTCTGAGAAGCGACAAACTTCAGTTCTGACAGTGTTTCGACGGATAACCCTGTTCGTTTAGCCATTTTGGCCACCTCATCCCCCATAGAGCTAAATGCCTTGGCCGAACCAATCAACGGCGTCAGTAATCCCGCTCCAATGGACATCATCTTCAGACCCAGCGTGCGGATACCGTTGCCGAAGGCGCGGAGTTTGTGCTCGGCTGAGCGCAGACCCCGCACCAGTTTGCTGTCATCAGCAAACAATTCGACAAATGCACGTCCGGCTCGGATGGAAGTCGTATTAGCCATTGGTTAGTCCTGCAAAAAGAGGTAATGGTGTATGAAAAGCGGACTGCCGGAACTGCCCCGACCTTTCAATCCTGGGAGGATTGCGGGTCTCTCTTGACCCCTCGCCCGCATCAATACGCCATACTAAATCGTCATGCTTGGGATAATGCCTAGTCCAGTTGATGGGACTTTCCTTGATGAGTTGTTTTCGCTGTTTATGACCGCATAAAAACTGACAGTACCGAAACTGCTTACCGCGAATACGCCGCAGGCCCATGCCCATCCAGACGGCTTTGCTGCGGCTACCAAATCGCGTAATCATCAACCGCGGATGGACCGGTTCGTGGTTTTCGGTCAGATAGATTTCAGTATTGATATAGCCGCCATACAGCCAGTTACTGCCTTGATAGACATAGCCGGGCTTGCCGCGAATACCATCAGCCCAGGTATAAAGCAGGACTTTTTCCGGCTGATTGGCCTTGAACCAGTCTGCACAACCGCTTAAAAGTTGGCTTTCCGTATTTCGCGGCAAGTCCTCCCGGCAACACAGCCGACACAGTTCCCAATAGTCCGGCGTATCCAGCGACGAAAATAATAGTTGAATGGTATGCTTAGGCCGCACACCCCAACCCCAGATGGCCACTCCGCCCAATCCCCGGTCATCATAGAAACCCAGAGATACCATACAATGCGGTGGAAAAATATCGCTGTAGTGATACGCCAAACACAGCTGTTTGGCTTGTTTTAAGGGAACTGTGTCGACTGCAATCATGGTTAGGCGGTCGCCAAGGTGTTGATTTTCAGGTCGGTGATAACCTTATCCTTACGCCGGTTGTCGGCAGACGTCCCCAATCCCAGTGTACCACCCAATAGACCAATTCCGATGGGAACCAGCGCCGCGGGATTCAGTGTGCCATCGGTTGCGCCAATGGCTACTACACCAATGGTATCCAACAACTGCTGTTTAAATTCATCCTGACGGGTCAAATCATCCAATCCGGTCTGCACACGCTCGTTAAATGCATTGACTTCTTCGTTGAATGCGGCAACCTGCCCATCCAGTTCAATACGTTTGACAGCAAAATCCTTTTCGCCCACCAGTGCCTGCCTTTCAAATTCACTGCGGGACACTTTAGGGGCAGTCCCGTCAGCGGCAACGCTTAAACCGGTCGTTGCTGATTCACAGCCGGTCATGCTGACCACAATACTCATGGTCAGGATAAAGATAACCACCGACGCGACGGTGTAACGGTTGTGATCCAGCCAATTGAATACCGAGTGCAATACATCATCTTTCATTTTTTGTCTCCTGTGAAAAAGTGTTTGAGGTGTGAAATGTTTTCTTTTGTAACGACAATCACATCCGGCCGGGATGTTTTTGGAACATAGGGATTAAAGTCCGATGGTTTAAATGCGCGTGTCTTTTTGGGATCACGATTGACGTTGGCAATCAGCGCCATGACCGAGGCGGTATGTTGCCAGGCGTCTCGATGGTGTCCTTCGGCCATCCACAATAGTTGCCGCAGTGTTAAGAGACGTGGGTCGATGCCGAGGTATCCGGCAATGTGCCAGATAGTGCACCATCGATCAGGTTGTCCAGGTCCATCGCTTCGATTTTGGCTTCGATGGCGTTGGTTGCCTTGTCGATGAGCTGCATCTGAGCCGCGACCGCTTTGGCTCGGTCGGTCCGGCCGCGGCTGCGGAAAAAATCGATGAGTTCCTCATAAAACGCTTTCTGCGCCGCCAGTAACGTAGAACCGTCAAACGCCATCCGCACATCTGCATCGGTAACATTGTGTTTTTCAAACTGCGGACCGAGCAAGGCGCACAAGACCTCACCCAACAGCATCTCGTCGGTGCCCAACTGCGTCAGCAGCGGCGGATCGCCATCTTCGGGTCGCAAGAGGTCGATGTTCAGTTTGTCTTTAACCTGCATGGCGGTTCCCAGGTTCAGGGCAATCGTCCAGGTTCGTCCGGCGGCATCATTAAATGTTTTCATCAGAGTGTCCTTTCGCTAAAGAGTTTTATGCTGCCTCGAACCACTGACCGAATGCGGCCAATTTGGCGGTGACGCTGACGGTGACGGCCTCTTCCAGTGCTTCACTTCGCGAGAAGTTGGTGATGGACCAGTTACCCACCGGACCTTCGGCACCGGATTCATTGTGTGCACCGGTTAAAACCGCTAAAGCTACGGTTCCTGCCGACAGGAATGCCGACTTGATCGCTTCAAATCCCGCATCACCGGGCTTCCAGACCATCTCAAATTCACAACTGCATTCCCGCAGGGTCGGTGCGGTTGCCCGCCAACCGCTGTTGGCACGGGTGGTGATGTCCGCTTCGCCTGCTTCCAGCGACAGCGTCACATCCTTAACGTTGCCCATCTCGGTCAACGTAGAGGGGTCCAAAGTCGTTGGATCAGACGCCGCTGCGCCCTGATAAATCTTAGCATTCATGCCCAATAAAAAATCTGCCATAGACGTGTTCTCCTATTTGATTGAGTTTTTCCACAGAGTGGGAAGGTTGGTTTTTTCTTTTTCGAAGGCCGGTCCCATGAACGGTCGAGACCGGATTCGTACACGTGTTTTTTTCTTGCTGCTCTTGACGGTTGTCCGGCCGCCGTATTCTAAGATGCTCGGTGCCTCGCCTCGGTTGTTCTCGGTTAGCCGCGTTGGACCAATGACGACACTGCGTTTTTGCGTGTCATATCCGAAGAAGATAAACCGCTTCAAAAGTCCCGTATGACTGGATGGGGGTGTACCCGGAGCGGATGCTTTCTTTCGTTTGCGGATACTTTGTTTGGCCGTTCGCCGAACAAAGGCTCCGAACTTGGAGAGCACCTTCCGAGTCGATTTATCCACCGACCGGACAACCTTGGCACTGTCAAAGAATAAGAGTGTAATCTTAAGCATGGGTTGTCCTGATCCGACCGAACACATCCAGCGGAAATTCTGTGGGATTGACCAGCAGTTTATGTGGCATCACCAGCCGCCACCCGGCAATCATCGCATCAGACTGGGATGGTGCAGCGGCATCGTAGAGCTGAAGGTCATAAGTCCCATTGGGCAGGCTCTCCGGTAAATCCACCGGCCAGCCATTAATGACGGCGTCTTTGCTCCCTAATGAAATCACGGTATCTTCCCAGGCGGGTGCCTGAGCCAACTGAACCGCAGCAACATCAAAAATAAGCCCATCCGAAATCCGAACCGCTCGCAGGTAAGGATTTTGATAACTTCCGTACAAAATAAATGCATGTTCACTCATGAAAAGATTCCTTCCTTAGATACCATAGAGGCTTTTCGTTTTTCCATAGAGGCCAACGGTCTGTTTTTCCAGATACGGACCGATGGTTGCGGGATTGCCCTGCAGATCCGGTCGGCCCATGCCAATACAGGGACTATTCTCTCGCAGCCGAAAATCCCAGTTATCGGGGTCCATGAACATCGGATCAGCTTCAATGTCATGGGGGCCTTTTTTGAGATTGTCGAAGTTAAAAGATGGATTCGCTTCCGTATCGAATGCAAATATTGAAACAGGCTGACCATTCTGGTTGCAGTAACAGTTGTAATCAAGATAATCGACCGTGCCGCCTGCACTGATGCGGAAGAGCCCATCGAAAATACCGCTGGTTTCATCCATAACGATGATATTGTTCCAGGCCCGCATCCGTGCTTCAGTACCGTTTAAGTGCAGCCCGGCCTGACGGCACAGATAGAAGATATTGTTGAACACATTCTGGAAGGAGCGTGCGACTGCCGAGACACCCCAGTTGCTTTTGACAAAGATATTGTGGTGAACCACAGG